GGTTCAAATTGACTGGCTGTGGTACCAGTCACACTGCCAATACCTCTACGGAATACACTGCGCACAGTCATGATTTCTTGCGGCAGTATATATTCTTGTGTGTTGGGCAACAGATCTAGAAAAGCATAGCTTTCTTCTAAACTGTTTTGAGCACGTTGACGATATTTGAGTAGTGCCTGTTTGATGGCCAACTCATAGTGCTCTTTATCTAGTTCAACATCAACAATTTGATCGGCCAAGCGCAGTCTAATGTAATCAATGATTTCATTTTTTTTGGCACTTGCGCTGGTTAGGCTTGTTGGATCAAATTGTATCTGACCTGGCCCGCCTAGGTTGTCAGTGATTAATGATCCTGTTTGAGTCAATCCGGGTTTGGTAATGGCCATAAAAAAGTCCTGTGCATGTATTTATGCACAGGACTGTTATGGTGCTGCGGTTGCTTACATGGCAAGAAGCAACAGAGTATCGGTGTTAATGCGCCCGTTTAACTTAATTTCCACTGCCTTGATGTCTTTAATAAAGGTGCGCAGAGCAACTTTACCCGCTTTAGCAAAGGCCTTTAGCTGTTCTTCGGGCTTGCGCAAGGTCTTGCTAACACTTTTATCGGTGTCATAGTTTGCAATACCTGTGCCCTTGACGCTGAGAGTTTGATGGCTTTCTGCCACATATTTTCCCAACTTTCTAGTTTTGGCATTGTAAACCCACAGCTCGGTAGCACCAACAATTTCTGCAGGATTGATGCTAACAACCTTGAGTGTCTTATTTTCCTTGGCATACTTGAGTTTTGACACCAGTTTTTCTTTGCTGGGTGCTTTCTTGATACGTGCCCGTTTGGTAGCCTTTTTGACATTGCGATACTGGTCAATGGCACCCATGAGGTCATCGATCCAGGCTAGACGTTTTTTAAAGTCTGCAGGACGATAGTGGCTGTAGCCCTCAACCAACTGCGGATCTGTTTTGCTCTGAGCCAATTCAAGCTCTTTGCGATAGCCTTGAAAAACATCTTCATATTTGTTCAATTGGGTGGCTACCACATTCTTGCTCATAAACCAATCATAGAATTTGATGTTGGTTTTGTCCATTTCATCGTAGCAGTTTTCCAATTCACCAATGAGCTCATTGGTCTTTTCTGCCAGGCGATCCTGGATGGTATAACGAACTGCGGCCACAGCTGAACCCTTGGGTGTGTCTTCCTTGTCCTCATCCTGACGTGTTTCAATCAATCGAGTCAGCTGATCTGTGAGATATTGGGTATGTCGTTCTCTCAACTGCATGCCCTGGCGATGTGCCATGACCAAGCTACAGGCAGTCATGGGCAGCCATTTTTCGCTGGCACGCTCAAATTGACGCACTTGTTCAGGAGTGAACTGTTTTTGATTGCGCATCCATTCGGTTATATATTTCTTGCAATCTTTTTGGGTATAGTGATAGTTGTAATAATAGAAGCAGCGTCGCAGAAACGAATCAAACTGTTCGTCGGGCCATTTTTCTGATTCAACGGGCCATTGTGGTTCAACACCAGTATACTTTTCGTCGCCCAGCAAGGGATTACGTATCTTGCGAGGTTTAGCTTTGACTTTGACTCCAGCTACTGTGGCCATAAATTTGCTCCTATTTTTTGATGGTCAGTAATTATACAACATTTTGGGCCCTTTGTCAAGGGTTTAAAAGTAGCGCAAATGTGGTATATTCTTCTAATGTTTCAATGCTTTGCGCCAGCTGAGCAACTAAACTGTTGTATTTACTGGTCAAATGCTTGTGGCGCCGGCATTCAATTTCCTCAATACTAATGGCCTTGAACAGACCGTCATAGGAGCGAGACATTTTTAAAAGATCGCGCTGCACCCGATGATCTTTAATACCGCGTATTCTTTGCTCCACGGTATCAAAGCGCGTTTTGATCGCATCTAAAGATTCAACCATAACCTAATTATACAAGGCTTTGGACCGTTTGTCAAGCCCATAAATATAACAATAAGGACATTATGTTATGCCACGTTTAAGTCTCTGGCACGAAAAACACTCAAATAATTACAAGTTCATTGACCGTAAAATTTCGGAAATGTTCACTGTGGGTGGTACTGGCGTGTTGGTACACAAATATTTAGGAACCGAAGATCAAGCCAATCCCGGAACTCCTACACAGCCCAAATACGATACTCTAAGCGAACAGAATATACAAGATCTGTTGTTTTTGGAAAACCGTGATCGTAAATACGACAGCACAGTTTATCCCATGCGTGGTATGTATCAAGTGTCGGACAGTGATTTTGATCTTACACAGTTTGGATTGTTTTTGGCCACAGGTACCGTATTCATTACCTTTCATATAAATGACATGGTTAATCAGCTGGGTCGCAGAATCATGAATGGCGATGTGTTGGAACTCATGCATCTCAAAGACTATGATGCTCTAAATGATCTGCCCACCGCACTGAAAAGATTTTTTGTGGTAGGTGATTGTCAACGTGCCAGCGAAGGATTTAGCCCCACCTGGTGGCCGCACTTGTGGCGTTGCAAAATCAACCCATTGGTAGACAGTCAAGAATACAAAAGTCTTATTGCTCAAGTTAACACGGACGATGCTGGTAACCCAACTACTAATATTCTAAGCACCTACGACAAGTATGCCAATATCAACAGTGCCATAGTTGCACAGGCCGAAATAGATGTTCCATTTAGTGGATATGATACTTCACCTATTTTTGTGCAGCCACTGATGCCCAATGGTGCCGAGGCTCCTAGTTCGGCCATCACTGCCGATAATATGGTTGTTGACGCCACCACAGTGGTTAACACTGCCGATACTTCTATAGTAACACCCGACGCCAAGGTTGAAGGTTGGCTTACCGGTGATGGTCAAGCACCAAATGGTTTGCCAGTTGTTTCGGGTATAAGTTTCCCCAACGATCCATTGACTGGTGACTATTGCTTGCGAGTGGATTATTTTCCCAATAGACTATTTAGATTTGATGGAAAGAGATGGATCAAGATTGAAGATGCGGTGCGCACCAGTTTGACTCCGGGTGCAGCCAATAACAAAACTCTGCGTAGTGGCTTTGTCAATAACACAAATACCTTCCAAGGTACATTGGGACCGGAGCCATCACGACAAGGACTCAGCACTGTTCTTAGACCCAAGGCCGACAATCAATGAGCTACAATACATTTTTCTACGATAAACAAATTAGACGCTTTCTGGCTCAATTCATACGCATGGTCAGCAACTTCCAAGTTCAGATCAATACTGAAATTGATGGCACTCCTGTTTATCAAAAGGTGCCAGTATTTTATGGTGATGCCAGCAGACAGGCCAGTCAAATACTGAGATCCAACAGCGAAAATACCGTCAAGAGTGTGCCAGCCATGGCTGTGCATATTAATCAATTGAAATATGATCGAGACCGTGTGCAGGAACCTAACTATGTTAGTTCATTGAATATCAGAACTAGACAAATTGATCCAATAACCGGTGAATATACCAATCAAGAGGGTGGTGCGTTTACCGTTGAAAGACTCATGCCGGTGCCTTACAGACTTACACTCAAGGTAGATGTCTGGACCAGTAATACCGAACAAAAGCTCATGCTCTTGGAACAAATAATGCTCTTGTTTAATCCTGCCATGGAAATACAAAGCACCGATAACTACATTGATTGGACCAGTTTGAGCTATGTATTATTAACCGACATCGACTGGACCAATCGTAGTGTTCCCACCGGTACTGAAGAAACTATCGACATTGCCAGTTTGACCTTTGAATTGCCCATATGGATCAGTGCGCCAGCCAAGGTCAAAGAATTGGGTGTTATCACTTCCATTGTGGCCAGTATCTATGATGCAGAAGGAAATTTGGATTCAGGTTTGTTGGGTGGCGATCAAACTGGACAGGCCAGCACTTCAAGTTCAATAGTGTCTCCTTTGAGTACATTACAATTAAACTTTGCCAATTATGGTGTTGTATATCAAAATGATCAGTTGAGATTGTTAAAGTTTAATGAAATTGATGCTACCGAAACTTCTATCAGTCTTGAGATTCAACTTAGACAGCGACATCGTTGGCAGGCTTTAATCACGCAATTTGGTGTGATCAAAAATGGTCTCAGTAAAATAAGATTACTGCAAGACAATGGCAGCGAAGTCATTGGCACCATTGCCTATCATCCCACCGACGATAGCCTGTTGTTGTTCACACCGTTTCCTGATACTTTGCCGAGCAATACCCTGTCTCCCATAAATGCTATCATCAATCCACAGAATATAGATGTGGATAGTAAATTGCTCAAACCAGAATCTGGTACTAGATATCTATTGCTGCATGGTGTTGGATATGAAGGTGATAGTGAGTTTGCTCCTGCGTGGAATCCTGCGGGATTTCCAAATTTAGTTGCTCATGCCAATGACATTGTTGAATATAACGGTGATTATTGGACTGTGGCATTTGACAGTCAGCAAGAAAATAAGTTAGAATACGTTACTAATATGACAACTGGTGTTCAATACAAATGGCTCAATCAAGCTTGGGTTAAAAGTGTAGAAGGACGCTATCACCCGGCTTCATGGAGTCTAAATCTTTGATCAAGGGTGCTGGTGCATTAATTTATAGCACCAGTACCAAACGATACTTATTTTTACTGCGCGACGGATCACGCTATGGTGGCACTTGGGCTTTACCAGGCGGAAAAGTTGACCGCGGTGAAACAGTGGCACGGGCCCTGGCTAGAGAAATTGAAGAAGAACTGGGTGGTGTAATTCCCGGTGCAAAACTTTATCCTATCGAAAAGTTTACCAGCGACAATCAAAAGTTCACCTATCATACCTTTTTGATTCCCGTCGACGAGGAATTCATACCTGTACTAAACAACGAACACAGAGGTTATGCTTGGTGCGCCTTAGAAGATCACCCTAAACCCTTGCATCCGGGAGTTTGGCGCACCATTAAATTTAACGAAGTGATTGAAAAACTAAAGACAGTGGAGCAACTGTTGGATCAAGAAGGTGTAAAAAGATCTGGATAACTGCGCACCAACCAGGCTAGAGCATCATCCCGATCACGAAAAGGAGCACCCGACTCACTGTTAAATGGTTGGTGAATTGTGTGATGTCCGTGTTCTTGGACGTCTAAAACACCATCGGTAAATGTATAGCTGACATATTCTTTAAGTTTCATAATAGCATCCTTTGTTGTATTTATTGAAAATACTCTAGGAATTCTGGTTGCAGATCATAATTCAAAGTGCTGGGACCGCTGGGCCATATGGTACTTTCTCTTAGCCAGCAAATGGCCGGGGTGGGCAACATCAAGCCCAAGGGCATTTGAGTTTCTGTATCACCGGGATCATTTATGCGCATAAAGTAGAAGTTGTCCACAGCATTTAATACACCACGTTTCTCAACTTCCTCTAATAATTTCTTTGCTGTGCGCCAAGTTAAGGCATAAGCATGAGCACCACTGTGGCGACGGATTGACACAATTTTGTTGGGTGGGCCAGCTTCTTGATGTTTGTAGTTTCGAGCATTTTCAAACTTGTAACCCAAAGCCACAATCATGTCGTCGGGTATTGCCAAATTAACTGGGTGCAGTAGCATGGCATCGTGTTCAAGTATGATAGCGGTTTCTTGTCTGGCCACAATCTTTTGCCATATGGCCATATGACTGGCAGTGGCACAGGCGGCACTGTCCTTCATACTGTGTTTTACTTCAATGACTGAGGATATTTGAGGCCAAAGATCTTTTTGTTCTAAATTTTCAAACCCTTTGATATATTCATAAGGCATGCCCACAGCATCGCAGCTTTGCGCACAGGTTTGGGCATACTCTAGAGATCTTGGATCTGTGGTGTGCAATATATAGGCGCGCTGTGGTTTAACAATCTTTTTTTTAAAGTGATAGTCGCCATCGTATTCTTTTACATCAATACAGGCCACTGGTTCAAACCCTTGATTGCCGAGATAGGCAGTTACTTCTTCTATTAGGGGAGCACCAATGTTGTAATTGGTATGCTGCATTTCAATAATAATATCGGAGCAAGATTGTAGACATTTTGCAGCACCGCGCAGAATGTCCAGTTCGGCACCTTGTACATCTAACTTGATTAGATCGGGGTAAGCATATCCTCTTTGTTCAACTACAGTGTCCAAGGTCATGGCAATCTTTTTAACTGCACTGTTTTCATCAAAGGCCTTGCCACCTAGACTTAATTGCTCGTTTTCCAAGTAATAACTATTGCCCCAGGGTACCATGAGATTTTGATAAAAATTAACCACACGATTGTCCGCATCACTGAGCACACCCAGATAATACTGATCCACCAGACCTTGGCATAAAGGTTCTACTTCATTCATGGCTTCAAAGGGTATGACTTGAGCCTGTGGCCATTTGCTTTTGGCCAGTCTAGTCCACTCCAGTACATTGGCACCAATGTCGTAAACCACTTGCGGTGTTGCAGTCATATTGTTTAGATATTTTCTATGATTTTGCGACACATGGTTTTCTCCAGCAATCTTTTTCAATTGTGCTAAGACTGGATCAACGGCAGCAGGAGGAGGTGGTGGTGCTAGATTGGTTCCAACCAAAAACTCAGAGGAACCAATATGACGACATTTTACGGTAGTATCGGCAAAGATCTTAAAGCCACGATTGAGTGCTTGACGACAAAAGTAAACATCTTCACTTATGGTGTCTGCATGGTCAATGGCGCTGTGATATTTAAAATGCGGATATTCCATGCTGCGCATGACCTCGCCTTTGACTAAAACACAACCAAATCCGCAACCGGCAATTTCAACTAGAGCTTGGTTGGCAATTTTTTCGTAAGCCACATTGGTCACACCACCTTGGCTGTTGCGTTCGTAAATTTCCAAAATGTGTTGTCCAGGCTTGCGCTGTATGTAAAGTCCGCTCACTATATCCACATCATGAGCTAATAATTTTTTTAAGGTGTCGGGAGGAAAAGCAATATCACTGTCCACACTAAACAAATAGTCGTAACCTTTTACCACCCAATCGGCAATTAGATTGCGCACCTGATCAATGTTGTAACCGTAAAAGTATTGAAAGTCCGCTTGATATTGATCAGGTATTTCTAGATCGTAAATGCTTTTGAATGTTTCCGGTTCAATATATTTGGCTGTGGGAATGGCAATTAGTATGCGTTTTTTGGCCTGTGGAATCACTATGTTATTCCCCTGTGTCTTAACTATGTTATTGCTGCCCACTATTTCGTTGGCTGTTTGTGTTTGTTCTTGCGCATTGACCTTGTAGTCATTTAAAGGACTAGCGTCATTGTAATTGTAAACCACATCTTGTAGACATTTGACTTGATTGGGGTCAGCAGCTTCAATCAAACTGTAAAAGACACTGCCATCACCACCAGCACGATACCATTGTCCAGCATTGTCTTGAAAATTGCTGTCAGGAATATCTCGTATGAGATAGGCCTTGAAGGTTCGTAAATGTGTGTAGGGCAGAATCCAGTTAAATTTGTGTTGTCTATAACTGCGCGATTGTTTAACTGATTCTGGATAAGGCTGGCTGATCAAGGGTATGTTGTCTACCACACTCCAACAACTGCCATAGGTGAATTCTGTAGTACCATCATAGACAGCATTGAAATAATTGAAAATGGTATTGTCATTGACCAACCAATCATCACCATCAATGATCATGACAATGCTGTTGGTATCTTGTATCTGTCTAAATGCTGTGATCTGATTCTGCACTGCACCAACATTAACGGTGTTATTTTGTAATTGGAATTTGGATTGAATGTTGGCAGGCAGTTGAGCCATGACCGCTTGAATCACTTGCTCACTGTTGTCGGTGCTGGCATCATTGATCATGACCACACGATAATTGTCATAATCCTGGCTGGCAATACTCTTGATGAATCGTTCAAGATAAGGTGCTGCATTGTAAAAGGTACTGATTATCACAATGGGCTGTTCAGTGCCGGCCTTGTAGCTTTCAAATTCCACCGTATTGTGATATCTACGTCCCCAAATCTTGTGTACTCGACGATTAATCTTGCTGACTTTTACATACTCATCCCTAGGAAGATACTCGCCCGTTTTACGATAGAACCATTGTTTCCATTGCAGTGCCACTGAATCCCAACCGGCCAGATCCTTAATGGTATTGCAGTAGTATTGTTTCTGTTGATGTAGGTAAGGATCGCGATAGGCACGTACGGCCATTTCAGCAAACTTTTGCACCTGCTGACCACGATCAATATCAGGAAACAGTCCATTGGGTACCACTGGATAGTCCAGTAGATAGCAAGAGCCGGCGGCCGCAGTTTCTTCCAGGCCACCAAATCTACAGGTGATAACTGGTGTGTTGTAAAGCAAGGATTCCAAAGTAGATATGCCAAAGGTTTCTGGAAAGTCACAGGGATAAATCATAAAGTTGGCCTGTGCCAGTATGGAGGCAATTTCTCGCTGTGGAATGACTCCGGTGAATTCTATAGCCAATTGACTGTATTTGGGGTCGGCTACCATGCGGCGCCAATCCAGTTCTTGCTGATCGGGGTCGGCTGTGGCGCTGACTCTGTAATAGCCCCCAATGACCTTGAGTCGTGCTTCTGGTATGTTTTGCTTTACTATGGGCCATACTTCATTGACCAGGGGAACCATGCCCTTGGTCACTGATGCATTGTAAACAAAGAGATTGCGATCTTTGGCTGTAATATCCACCTGTTCAATGTGCCGGCGCGCACCGTTTCTAGTTATAAACAGTTTGGGTTTGAGCACTTCAAACATGCGTCTGCGGCCATGATGGCAATTGGCCACATAGGTCAAATGAAAATCGGTTAGAGTAAAAATATCGGTTATACGATTTTCTACTGCCAGTTCTTCTATTAGATTGTCGCCCAGACAAAAGGTATCATGCATCCAAAGTACCCGCATGCGAGCACGGCTTAAAATGCGATCATAAAGTTTGTAAGATTGAAACGGTAAACTGCGATTGTCACCTAGACGAGGATAATCTTCGGGACGAGCAAACGGTATGACAGTGCGACTGCTGATCACAATGTCAAATTCGTGATCTTCTACTAGATCGGTCAAAGGACGATAGTGTACCCCACAGTAAACACCCGGACTGGCATGATCTGTACAATTGCAA